ATTAACTGTTTCATCCTTTTGGAATCATCAGAGGGACCACCCAGTCCCTTACAGTTACCACTCTGATTTTGGATTCGCCTCGCCGCTTTGGAATTCTGCGGGTCATTAGGTCCCTTCCTTAGTTAATTCAAAATACCTGCTAAGGTTCAGTTCCTTGTCTTGAGTTAGAGACTGCCAAGGTTCAGTCCCATGGGGTTTTAAGATTAGATATATGTGTTGTGCCCGCCCCCCTGTGTGTGTTTACGTTGTCTCATATGTATACACATTATACTAATGGATAGAGCTGTCAATACTTTTTGCAAAAATAATTTAATTAATTTTTTGGGGGGTGTAATCGGGGGAAAAGAAAAAGACGATCAATCTACTTGAATCATTAGCCTCTATATAATACCTTTACCTTATCATGGAGATAACACAACTAGATATGAGGCTAACCAACTTAGAGAACTCGGTTAAGGAAATCATCGAGATGGTTTCCATACTTCCAAGGCTAGAAGAGAGAATGATCTCACAGAAGACTAACCTTGAGGACCACGAGGCAAGACTAAGGAACCTAGAGAAAAACCAAAGCAGAAACAACATGTTTTCCTCTTGGATCGAAAGGATAGTAATAGTAGCCATCACTCTAACACTAGCAGGTGGATTTAAAATTCTAACTGGAGCCTAGTTATCTTTTTCAAAAAGAAGGTCGAAGCGACACTTGATCGCTTTGCATATCACCCAAGCGGAACCATGGGACTATTGTCTATAAAGGGAGAGACCTTTTGGACAGCCGAGCGTCCATGGATGAACAACCAAACATCTATCAGCTGTATCCCGTCCGGAACTTATCAATGTAAAAGATACTCATCTAAAAGATTCGGTGAGACCTATGAGATTACAGACGTACCCAACAGAACTTATATTCTTTTCCATGCTGGTAACTATCCAATAAAAGATTCAGAGGGCTGCGTGTTAATCGGGGAAGAAAAAATGGGGGACACAATTGCAGTATCAAACTCACGTAAGGCAGTTAATAGATTTAGGGAACTACTAAAGGACACCGATGAGTTCACAATTACAGTCAGAGAATCAACTCCTCACGACTGGTCGTAATAAGACCTGCGTAGGCTGCGAAGAGACCAAGGACGAGTCACGGTTTGAATTATCAAGGGGATATAGAATCAATCTTTGTCGACGGTGCCGTTCGGCGGGGAAAAGAAAAAAGATTAGCCGCACTCCATATTCTTATATAGCACACCTCTTCTCTCATATATGCAGTAAGAGAAAAGACACCCATGGATTCTCTCTAGATAGAGAAGACCTATATAGGATCTACGAGAAACAAAAAGGACTCTGTGCTATTACTAAGGTCAAGATGACTCACATAAAGGACGGCAAAGGAAAGCGTCAAGCAACCATGGCTAACATCTCTATAGACAGGATAGACAACTATGGACCTTACGCTCCGGAAAACATCCAGCTTGTGTGCTTCGCTGTGAACATCATGAAGCACACTCATAGCATGAATGAGTTCCTTAAATGGTGTAAACTTGTAAGTAAAAACAACTAGGTGAATTATGACTATTAAAGATAAGAAACTAATGCAAAGGAAGCTCGAGTTCGTTGAGCATTTCTTGGTGACAAAGAACGCAACTGAGTCCGCAAAACGATGTGGGTATTCAGAGAAGTCTGCATATAATCAAGGCTATCGATTGATGAAGGACGATGATGTGCAAAAAATGCTTGCATGTGAGCTAGAAAAGAGCAGAGAACGCAATCTAGCAGACTCTGACGAGATCATAGAGAGGCTTAAAGAGGAAGCCCTAGGTGATATCCATGGAGCAACAGCAGGATCCCGTGTGAAGGCTCTAGAGCTGCTGATGAGGCACTTCAATATGCTGGATTCCAGTCAGAAGGTCGAGCTCTCAATGAAAGATTCTTGGTTCGACAATTTAGATCTTGCCAGCTCTGATTCCTCTGATAAAAAGAATCACCTTAATTAGGCGATGCTCCGTCAAATGCTCAATAAAGTAAGTGCTCACTATCGCCACAACGCACTCAATAGGGGGCGGGGGTGCTGGACAGGGTACCTCATATACATACACACACTACACTCTCCCTTGTCTTTCCCCCATATAGATATTTCAGGGGGGGAGTAGTTCCTAGGGGGGCGGGGTTTCTTAGAATATGGAAATTGAAAAAAATAAATTTCAAAAAATTATAAAAACCTTCAAGGCGAATCTCAGCATTTACGCTAAGAACTGTCTTAATATTATTGACAAGAACGGTAAGTCTATACCGCTTGAATTCAATCCGGCTCAGCTTGAGCTTGACAGAATGATTAACGAGCAACAAGCTCATCATGGCAGGGTGAGAATGCTCATCTTAAAGTCCAGACAGACGGGTATTTCGACCTACTGTCAGGCACGTGGTTTTTGGAAGACAGTATCGGCTCAAAATCAGAACGCCGTAGTGGTATCTCACCTTAATGAATCCACCAAAGCTATCTTCGGAATGGTTAGATATTTCTATGATAATTTGCCACATCCGTTAGTTAAACCAGAGCTTAAAGAATCCACCACCAGTTCGCTACAGTTTACTCATGGATCTAGGTGGCGTATTGCGACGGCGAGAACCAGCGAGGTCGGGCGTGGCTGGACCACCAATTATTTGCATGGATCTGAGGTAGCCTTCTATCCAAACTCGGATATTATCCCGGGGTTATTACAGACAGTGCCTGAGGATAACTCAGAGATACTTTTAGAATCTACCGCCAATGGAGCGGGGGGTTGGTTCTATGATGCATGCATGAGAGCCCTAAGGGGCGAAGGCGAGTGGCAGGTGTGTTTCATTCCTTGGAGCATGATGCCCGAATACCGCCGTAAGGTTGATCCATACTTTGAGAGAACCGAGGAGGAAGAGGTGTTAGCTAATATGTATCAGCTTGACAATGAGCAATTAAACTTTAGGCGAGGCAAGATACAAGACCTCGGGGGCGAGGATCTTTTTAGGCAAGAGTATCCTATTACCCCGCAAGAGGCGTTCCTCACAACAGGGCGTGTCTTTGTGGAGCCCAAGTGGATTGATGCCGCATACAATGAGTGCTATTCCCCGACTTGGCAGGGCATGGTGCGAGGCAATGAGTTCATAGAAAATAACAATGGTCCCCTAAAAATTTTCGAGCATCCTAAAGCAGATTATAGGTATTGTATTGGGGTGGATGTTTCCGAGGGGCTTGAGCACGGTGACTATTCCTGCGTTCAGGTTCTGGACCACATGGGCTATCAGGTGGCGACATGGCACGGGCACATAGACCCGTTTGACTTCGCCGAGGTGATTGCCGCCATAGCGACCCACTACAACAAAGCTTGGACCTTGGTTGAAAGAAACAACCACGGACTTACAACCATCAGGAAGTTACAAGACATGGGTTACCCTAACCAGTATGTTGAACAATCGGTGGATGATGCCTACGTGGATCGTTTAACAAGGCGAGCGGGTTTCTTAACCACCAGTAAAACCAAGCCGTTGATTATAGATAACCTCACACATTTATTGCGTCAGGGTGAGTCAGGCGTAGCTTGTGTTGATTTAATTGACGAGATGCGTACGTATGTAATTGATGCACGAGGTATTACAAATGCACAACAAGGGTGTTATGATGATAGAATCATGGCATATGCTATAGCACTGTTTGGTTTAAACTCAATGCCAAGGAAACAGAGAATACAAATAACCAACAGACACAAAAGAGATTTTATTTAAATGAGCGAACTAGATAAAAAAGAAGTAGCCCCAGAGGGCATAGCGATGGCTGGCGACAGCGTCGAGATGGATGACCCGATTATAAGCCTAGGGGGAGAGTTAAAATCAAAGTACTTTGAGTTTAAGGATGCAAGGTCCGACATAGAGGACGACTGGGTGGAAGACCTTAGAGCATTCATGGGTCAGTATGACAATGATACCCTAGCGAAGATTAGGGAGAAGGGAGACAGATCACAGGTCTATGTAGGTCTTACCCGCACAAAAGTACTAGCCGCCTATTCAAGAATCACAGATTTATTATTTCAACCCGGTCAAAGATTTTATTCAATTGAGTCTACCCCCGTTACCAAACAGCCAACCGTAGAGAAGGAGCTTACCGAAAGGGCAGCCCTAGAGATCATGGAGGCGGCTCAGGTAATCGATCCTATGATGGTCGATGATTTGATTCAGGCTAGATATAAAGAGCTTGTAAAAGAGCTTGACGAAGAGACAGACATCCGTGTTGAAAAGATGCTTGAGGTAATTAACGATCAAACTTTAGAAAGTAATCTTGAAGGCAGCATGAAAGATGCTATTATGGAACAAGTGATATTCGGAACAGGTGCCATGAAATCAGGCACATTGAGAATAGAAAGAAATCACAAATGGATTAATTCTGAAGAAGGATTTAATCTAATATACGAAGAAGAACCTATGCCGGAGATGGAGGCAGTTTCTATTTTCGATCTATATCCCGATCCATACGCAACCTCCATTGATGACATGAGGTCTATCTTTAGAAGACACATACTCTCACGTGTGGACTTCCAACAACTAAAAGACTCCCCCGGATTTAACAGCGACCTTATTGAAGAGTGCATTCATATGAACCCAGAGGGTAACCATGACGAAGAGCAGCACGAGAAAGACCGCAGAGATATAGCTAATGTTAATGAGTACGAAACAGACTCAGGTAAGTTTGAGGTGTTAGAGTTCTGGGGTAGTGTTAACGGCTTTGAGCTAGAAGAGCACGGCATTGAGTTCGCAGAAACCGATGATCTATCACAAGAATACCAGTGCAATATCTGGATGACAGATGACAAGATTATTAAAGCACAATTGAATCCTCTCCCGGGAGGCATCATTCCTTACTTTATTTTCCCATACGAAAAGAACCCACATGTGTTCTGGGGAACTGGCGTACCTAAGATGATGCGTGATTCACAGCAAACCATGAACGCTGCTACAAGGATTTATTTAGACAACGTGGCTTTATCTTCAGGACCTATGGTTGAGGTCAATACCGACATCATGGCTTCTGGTGAGGACCCAACAGATCTATATCCTTGGCGTGTATTCCTTAGAGAGGGTGGTGATGGTAACCAGCCTATGGTTAGGTTCTATCAACCACAGTCCAATTCACCGGCTCTTGTTTCAGTGATTGAACTGTTTAGAAGGTTTGCCGATGAAACCACGGCTCTTCCGTCCTACACACACGGACAAACACAGAGCTCTTTAAATAGAACAGCAACAGGTATTTCAATTCTGATGTCCAATGCGAACATTGTCTTGAAGTCCGTTATTAAAAACATTGATGATTATCTAACCAAACCGCTCGTAAGATCTTTGTATGACTGGAACATGACTTGGAACCCCAATTCAGATATTAAGTCAGACATGAGAATCATTGCTAGAGGTTCAACAACGATGGTACAAAAAGAAGTTCAGTCTCAAAGATTGCTACAGTTCTTATCGTTACTTAATAATCCACAGGATCAGCAAATGATTAAGAGGGACAAACTTCTTAAGGATGTTGCCAAGTCATTAGACATAGATCCGGATGATGTACTTAAATCTGAAAAGGAGTTAATGGATGAGCAACAACAACTACAACAAGCTATCGCCGGAATGCAGCAAGGCGGTCAAATTGATCAAGTCCCAAATGGGGACGGA